TCCATTTATCACATCAGCCCAGACAACAGTCCCTCCCGCCGCTCCAAAAGTTCCGTTACCTAAGAAGGCATTGATTGTGTCATTTATTCTTGACTCATTAGTTTGAACGTAGACATCTCCGGTAGCTGAATTATTTATTATTATAGAAATGTCAAATGGATTGACCGCGGTTATATCTCCGGAACCAGCTCCGAAGGTTCCATTACCCAAGAAAGCATTTATTGTTCCATTGACAAAAGTCATATTCACTTGGGGATAAACATCTCCTGTAGCCGTGTTGTTTAAAATAATAGAAAGATCGAACGGGTTTACAGCTGTAATATCCCCCGAACCTGCACCGAAAGTTCCGTTGCCCAAGAAGGCATTGATGGTATCATTCAATAAAGAAGAATCAAAAATTATATACACATCCGCAGCATCAGTATTATTTATTGTAAGGAAACTATTCGAGTAAGGAAACACCGCGGTTATATCTCCGGCTCCCGCGCTTATGGTAACAAGTCTAGTTGTCTGTTGGGTTTTATCAAAGCCAAAAGATGCCGAAACAAATACCAAAGCAAAGACTAAAATAAATGCAGAGATTAATGTTACTTTCCCCATGACAACGCCCCTCCCTGTTGCCTTGGAGCTTGTTGAGGTCTTGGGCCAATCAATTCGGTAATACTTGTGTGCCTTCTTATCGATCCTCTTTCTTCTCCCTTGTAGGCACGATTCAATGCGCCAAAAACTATAACTTCTAATTGGGCCATAAGTAATCCGTAGTCTCTTATCTTTTCTTTTCTTTGTTCCTCTCTCACTTTAATCATTTCTGCTTCAAGAGTTTTTTCTAATTCGACCAAGAGCTTCCTTTCAATTTCCCCCTCTTCATCTTTACTAGGAGTCTTCTCAATAATCTCAAGAGCAAACAATTTCATTTTCTTTTTGGATTCAATCTTATCAAGAATTATTATTTTTGCTTCATCAAAAGTTGTCTCCCGGAATAATACTTGATACTTCAATAAAACAAGATCATTAAGTTCCTTAACAAACCTTAACATTAATCTATTTATTTGTTCTTCACTAAAGTTGGATAGAAGATTACTTTTATTAATATAGAAATGAATCACTTGCATAATTCTATCGACGCCCCAAACAGAGAGAGTTCTTTGTTGTTGGTTTTTAATTGGAACCCAATCAACTTTTCCCCCATCTAAAACTTCTAATTTATCTTGACTCAACAAATGATAAATATCTGATTTGATAGTATCAACTTCCAACTGAACATCTACGATTCCTTTTTCCCTTTCTTCCATATAATATTGCGCAGCAGCATTTGCATTACCACCTTGGTTGGCTTCATTAACTGTCTTAGCAACAGTCGCTTGTCCCATCATATTTTCCATGTCTCTCTCTTCCATCTTAATTATAAATTGTTACTAAACATTCTCCTCCTCTTTTTTAGATTCCCCACTTGACCCACAACTAAAGTCGCTCCCTTTATTCTTCCGAGCGTCGGCAGTGTTCTTCCAACCTTTCCAACCCCTCCTGCAAAACTAGCTGAGATACCTTTAGCCGATGCACCTCCACCAACTCTTGCGGTTACCCCAACAATATTTATTCCGAGGGATCCTCCAATAGCGATGTCACTCATGGAGTCTCTTCTTTTCTTTTTCTTTTTGTGTGTCATTTTTTAAACCCTGAATCTTTTCTTTGGATTCACAACAGCAGTGCCTTGGGCTGTTCCAGCTTTGGCTCTCTTGTCTACATTTAGAAAAATTTTTCTTCCTTCCTTTCTAAAATTTTGTGATTGAAGTCTATCTGCTTCTTGTCTAAGAACGTCTTTTGTAAATTTCTTCACCATATTAATTTAATATTCCTCCTTTCAATGCTCTTCGTTGAAATGCTTGGATTTCTTTTAACTCTGATCCTGTGGATAATCTTCTCCTTCGTGGCTCGATGAAAACAACACCGCCCTTTTCTTTCTTGGTTCTGAATCCCGGAACATTTATTCCCTTGAATGAAGGAACTTTAAAAGTTGCGGCGAGAGTTCTTCCGGTAACTTGTCTTCCCAAACTTACGGCTTGTCTTGGTGTTCTTCCGAATCCAGCTAATCTAAACCTTCCACTTCTCCTAACAAACACTGGGAACTTTGGGAAGATTTGTCTAGGGGTTACAGTCCTAAATTGTTTCACCCTAGGAATCAAAGGCCTTCTTGGGGGCGAAGTGATTCTGGGAATAGGAATAAATGGAGGGGGTCGTTGAGTAAATCTATTAATAGGAATTGATCTTGCCCTTGCTATAAACCTTTGTCTTTGTGCGGGAATTTGTGTTTGAACAACTTGCTGAATTGATTTTTGAATTGCCTTTTGTTGTGAAACTTGTCTTTGTGCTTGACGAGTTCTAACAACTTGACTTGTTCTTTGTCCTGATAATTGTCTCACTGAAGATCTTTGAGAAATTGCCGGGAGGATTCTTTGCCGAGCAATAACTTGCTGAATACTAGGGGGCCTAAGAACAGCTCTTGAAGTTTGTCTTGGGGAAGGAGTTAGTAATCCTGTTGGAGAACCTAGAACATTTAATTGTCGTTGAGGTTGAATCTTAACAGATTGCTCAACAACATTTTTTATTGCTTGAACATTAGCAGAAGTTAAAGCACTCTGGCTTGGTTGGGTTATTTGATTTAAATTTATTCTTGCCCCTCGAGGAGTTGCTCCACCAATCCTAAATGCTCTTGTGTCCGGTCGATCAACTACCCTAAATAATCCTCTTGAAAAAGCAAATCCTCTACCAGTTTCCGCAGCACCCAACTGTCCAATTACATCTCTTCGCCTTCTTGAAACGCCAACCGCTCTAAAAGGAATTCTTTCTCCTCTCCTTCTAGTAATTCCAATAGATCTTGTGAAGAAAAGATCAACCTCTTTTCTAGTGGCCCCTCTTACTCCCCGGGCAATTTGAAACCTTTGTGTTTGGGGAACTGATCTTCGGGTAACCTTCGCAATCTCAGCACTTACAAATTCTGCTCTTGGTCGAACAACTTGTCTTGCTGTTGGGAATCTTAAACCGCTTACAAACTCTCTTCCCCGCGCAGCAGAAACAATTGCTTGAACATCTTTTGATGTAGCTCCTCTTACTCCTTTAGCAATTTGAAACCTTTCTATTCTAGGAATTGCAATCTTAATAGATTCAGCGCTAACAAAACCTCTTCTTAATCTTCCTGCTCTTTCAACTTTAAACACTGCGGAAGTTCTTGCTTTCGCAGCACCCACTTCTCTTGTAACTCCAACGATGCTAACCTTTGAAGCCGATAATATTTCTCTTTCTATTTGTGCTGTCGTCGCTGAGACTGGCCCAAGAACTCCACCGAACAATGCGATGTCCCCCGCGATAACTCCTGCCTTTTCAGCAATTGGTTGAGGGACTCCCCCTCTTCTTGCAATCTCTCCGGTTCCCGCGCCAAATCTTCCGAAGGTTCCTCGAACAACACCGGGCAATCCACTTGTTTTCATAGTGTCAGATATTGAAGCGTCTCTTTCAAATCCTGCTAATTGTGCATCTCTCTCAATACTTAATTGTGTTTGATCAAGATTCTCCGCAAGATTAATTCCAGCTCTTGTTCTTCCAAATCCTGTTCTACGAACACCCGTTGCTAACCTTTCTGTAACCGTTGGTTCTCTTGGTTGAACCTCGAAGATTTGATTTGCTTCCTCTCCTGTTCTTCCAATCTCACTTCCCCTAACTAAAACTCCCCCGAGTTGTTCACCACCTTCCCCACCTGAGCCAGAGAACGCACTTGACATTCCTCCACCAAATAATAAATTTTGTGCAGATTCTTTTCTCATTTCGAATTCTCTGTCTCTTAATTCTTCGGGAGTTATTTGAATTTGTCTTGTTACTCCATTTCTCTCGATTTCTATTGTTGCGGTTTCTCTTCCGGAAAGACTGGGCCTAAAGAAATCTTCACCGGCTCTTGATTCAGCAACCTGTCTTCCCTCAACAAAGAACCTTGTTCTCTCCGCCGTTCCATCAAATGATTGTTCAACAGTTCCGGAAAACCCTCGCTGTCCTCCACCCGTTCGTTGTCTTCTTGCCGAGGCAACTTGTTGAGGAGATAATCCTCCTCCACCAGAAGGTATTGGAGTAAATTGAGGTTGATCAGGAATAGATTGTGGAATGTCTTCGGGTGTTCCAAAACTTTGTTGCGGGGGGCTTCCTCCTCCCCCTCCGCCTCCTCTACGAGGAGTTGGTATTGGAGTAAACTGAGGTTGATCAGGAATAGATTGTGGAATGTCTTCGGGTGTTCCAAAACTTTGTTGAGGAACAGAACTAGCAACAGGGGGCGGTGGTGGTGGAGGCGGAGCTGATCCCCCTCTAATCCTTGAAATAAATCCTCCAATCCTTTTATGAACCATCTTTTTTAAAAACCCCTAAAGATTAATTGTTACAGTGTAACAACACTTATAAATGTTTCATGAATTTTTACAATCCCGCATCCCTTAATCTATCAACCAACTCATCTTCCTTTAGATATTTGGCGTGTCTGTAGAGAGCAATCATATCATAAGTCGCAACGGCCCCATGAACTAAAGCATCTTTAACTCTCCCCCTTCGAAGATTATAATAGACGGCAAGTGAATGCAATCCAAATAAAATCCCATGTGTGAAAGCCGCTAGTTCCTGTGAGGAATTTTCAAGTGGTAATTGTTCTAGTCTTTTCATTTTTCTAAACCCTCCCTCCACTTCTTTCCTGTTTCAGTATCCTTCATTTCTTCTTGAAAGATCTGATGGAATCTAAAGATCATGTTTTTCTTTGAAGGATAATAATGAAACTTCGTTCTCTTAATATACTTCTCAAATTTCTCTAGCTTTTCTTTTATTTTCATCTTGTTTTTTTTTCTTTTCCTCAATTGCTTTTTCTCTTTCTTCCCTTCTTCTTTCCCAATAACTTTTGAATACCATTTTGATTATAACCTCCCTAGGCGTGAGATCTAGGGAGGAAGGAGGTCTAAATGAATTGTCTTGAATTCACTGAGACCCTTAACTTCATGGATAGAAGTTAAGTATGATGTTAATCTTTGTCTACTTCAACCTTAAAGATCTTAGCCGGATTCTTTCCGCCAGTTGCTTCCGCGAGTCCTTTATAAGTTATCTTAACTTTATCGCTAACTTTGGTAAGACTCATTCTTGAATCAAGAAGAGTTGTTCCCCAAACATTTTTTATGCCTTCAGATGTTTCAATACTATACAACATGGAACTATTAGGCCCTACGTTATTTTGAACTTGAACAAGAACTCCTTCTATGAAATCTCCATCTTCTTTGTAAGTCCAATCAGTTGGATTTATTTCTTCGTATGTCATTTTTCTTTACCTCCTTCTAACAATTTTAATCCTGCGAGTTTGATTCTCCTTTCCCACATTTCATCAAGACCTATCTTACATTTAATATAATCATTAATTATTTGAGTTTCATCCGAAATGAAGGTTTTGACATCTTCAACTTGAATACTTCCTTGGTCCCCTTCAGCATCATAAGTAGGGAGGATTTTATCACTTAAAGTTTTAGTGTCCTCAGGGTTCGAAACAGATCTATCAAATTTGTTAGAATTGACCTGAGGACTTTGATTGCCAGAGGATTTACTATAAAGCAACTGACAAGTTTCTTTTTCCTCTGGCGTGTCCTTAATCTTGCGTGATAGCGGACTTTGAGTTGAACATGAGGGGCATTCCCAGTTATGAGGACAACCACAACCTTTTTGTTGTTTGCACTCCTTACATTCACAATTAGTATAAGATGGAGAACCATGAGGAACATCTTCCCCCTCGAACTTCTCGCATTTACAATGTTTCCCAGTCATAAAAGCATCACACAATCCAATGTGGAAAGTATGTCCACAAGTTTTACATTTTGAGGTCATTCAACAACCTCGAAATCAAAAGATTCGGAACAACCTTCCTTCTCGTATGTCATTTGGTTTTCCCAATCTGAAACCTTATAGATCTTGCAGCATTCAAATTCCCCGTAGAGTATATTCACATTTGCATAATCTAAACCTTGAGCTTTACAGAACCTATCATATTCCCCTTCGCCGTAGTTTGGAATTGTCCAAAAAGCTAAGGTTCCAACAAACAATATTGCAAAAACTAATGCTATGATCTTATAATTTTCTTCATCCATTTTTTTCCTCCATGTTTAATTTAATGTCTAAAAGCATCTTGTTTCCTCATCTGCATTTTCCTAATCTCTGCGGATTTAATTCTCCCTCTCGTAAGTGTTTGCTCATGGAAGAGATTGTTGCTTTCTCTCTCGTATTTTAATCTCTCCATTTTGAGCTTTTGTTCCAACTCCAAGATCTCTTTCCTCCTATCGAATTCTTTTTTATCCATGTGAATTCACCACAATTTTCTTGGCCTTTAAGTGCATCTCTTTCGCTTGTTCCCAAGTAGAACATCTATCTTGATAATTATGATGCTGTCCTCCAAAGATCATAGTTTCGAATAGCAACGGTTCTCCTATCCCAAAGCCCTGATCTAAACCTAAGAACACTGTCGATATTCTAACATCCCCTATGTCTTCTTGTTTCACAACTCTGTTCATATCTTCCATGGCTTGTCCCCACTCTAGTAAATCCTCACAAGGAATTGCCTCTTTGTTTTTTAATATAAATCTACTAATCATATCAATTCCCCCACCATTTGCTCAGCAGTTTTAGGTTCGGCTTCTTCCTTAAAAACTTTGTTAGGGTATTTTCTTTTCAAAAAGAAGTTCTCCTTCTCCATTTTCTTATAACTTTCTGTTAGCTTTCTTAGATCTGCTATCGTCATGTTCTCAAACTTTTTCATCCGAACCTCACCCCAAAAGAAATTCCCCACAGCATCCCAATTATAAACCAAGTGGCCATAAAGAAGAGGAAAATTATTCTTTGCTTCCTCAAGAGAAAGAGAAGTTGATCTGCTATCTTAATCATTTCAGAGTATCCGTGTTTGTAGGAATTCATTTGTTCTTTGTAGTCTTCTTTTTTCATTTCTTCTTCGCCTCCTTTTTATGTTTCTCAACATGAAGATATAAATTCCACTGTACTTGATCCTTCGAGTTTCCTTTTATCTCTTGCTTACACTCATAACATTCTATATAAAATTCAATTCGTTGCACTCCGCGCTTTTTTATTTTAGTTGTCATTGATTTTATTCTCCTCTCTAATTTGTTTTTTCCTTTCATCCCTTCTTAGATATATTTTATACATGATTTTTTTAAGTTCTCTAACTTCTATATTTTTGTATTCATAAGCTTGTCTTGTTCTAATTCTCCACCCGTTGATGTTTTTAAGTTTCCTTTGTCTTTCAATAAAAAATTCAACAGGTAATGTTTGACCTTTTGTTTCTAATAAAATATCTTCCTTTTCCTCCTTAATTGTAACAAACTGTTTATTTATATTGTCTAAGTCAGTTCTTAAATCAACTAAAATATTTACATATTTAGATATTTCTTCGTTTATTTTTTTAAGCTCTTTGTCTTTATCAAAAATGTCATATAAATTCATATTCATTTCCATAACTACTAGAGACTAAAGGGGTTTATAAACCTTTCTATACTATAGTCTTGAGGGGTAAAGTTTATAAACTCTTCTTCATTAATTTGGGAATGGAAACTAACGAACTAACGAAAAACAAAGTTAGATATTTCTATGATAAGAAAATTTGTGTGCATATTACAAAAAAGAATGGGTTCTTTCACAACGGAATGATCCTTGAGTTTGCCGGAGACTTAATAATTCTTGACGACGAAGTGAATGGCGCAACACCCATTTATTTTATTGAGATTCTTGAAATAGAAAAGAGGGAGACAAAGATCAATGGGTAAGACAGATGTTCCTCCAAAACTCCAAAGCATTTTGGAATCAAAAGATTTGTGGAATAGAGTTGTGATGGATGAATTAAGTAAGAAGATTGTTGGGGAGTTTGAGGCACGAGAGATTATTTTCATGTGTGCAATGGGAAGATTAGTTATCAATTGTTCCTACACTTCTTTTAATTTATTAATGCACTCTGAAAGTTCGGCCGGTAAAGATTACATAACAAAAAACGTTTTGAAAATCATGCCTTCAAATTATGTGTTCTCCAGAACTAGAATCTCACCAACCGTTCTCAATTATTGGAAACCTTTTAAGAAGATAGGACAAGAAGGTTGGGATGGATGTGTTTTATATCTCCCGGACATTAGTGAATCGGTTTTAAATTCTGATGCAATGAAGTTAATGTGTTCCGATGGCTCCCACATAACAATTACGGAGAAGGGAGAAGCGCGGGACATTGAAATTAAAGGAAAGCCAGTCATCTTTTCAACCACGGCGACCTCAACTCCTAATGAAGAGATCTTAAATCGCTTTTCAATTGTTCGGTTGGACGAAAGTCAAGAACAAACGAAAAGAATAATGAAAATGCAATCCAAAAAGATGCAAGAAGGATTCTCAGATAGTTATGATCAAGAAATAATTGAATCTCTTTGTCATCTCCAAAGGCATTCCGTTAAAATTCCTTTCGCGGAGAAGATTGTTGATGTCTTTCCTTCAAAAAGAATTGGAGAGAGAAGAAATTTTGAAAGATTCTTTGATTTTATTAAGGCAATTACTTGTGTGAATCAATTTCAAAGGGAAAGTGATGGGGAATTTCTAATTGCGCAGTTAGAAGACTACGATAAGGCCCGGGATATCTTCACAAACATTCAACAAGGGATTAGTTCCATCCCTTTGAACACAAGACAGAAGGATATCGTTGAAGTTATGAAGGAAGCAACAGAAATGCTAGGGTTGTCTGACATTCACACGAAATTAACTCACCACATAGCTCTACAGAACCTCAGGCCACACGTTGAGAGCTTGGTTAATCTAAAAGTTCTTGAAAAACATCACGAATTAGATAATCTAAACAGAGAAAGGATTGTTTATTGTCTTAGTGAAGAATATTTAAATTTTAAACCAATAATTCTCCCAAACAGTGTAGATCTAATGTATAATAATAATAATAATAATATAATAATAGATAATAATGATAGTAATGATAATAATAGTAATAATAGTAGTAACGGTAATAACTAATACTCTATTATAGACTTTAATGGGTTATCATCGTTACCATCGTTACCTTACAAGGGGAAAACGTCCCTTTAAAATAGATGGTAACGCAAAACAAAATGAAAATACTAAATTTATATGCAGGAATCGGAGGGAACAGGAAACTTTGGGGCGACAAGCATGAGATAATCGCTGTGGAGAATAACTCAGAGATCGCTAAGATATATCAAGACTTTTTTCCGAATGATAAGGTTATAATTACTGATGCTCATCAATATTTACTGAAACATTTCCAAGAGTTTGATTTCATTTGGAGTTCTCCTCCATGTCCGACACATTCAGACATTAGGAGAGCAGGAGTTCACAGGGGAAGGAACAAAGCAGTTTATCCGGAGATGAAATTGTATGAAGAGATAATTTTACTGAAGCATTTTGTTAAACTAGAGACTAAATGGGTTGTTGAAAATGTTGTAGGATATTATAAGCCATTAATAAAACCATTCAAGGCCCACAGACATTTCTTTTGGAGTAATTTTATAATCTTAGATAAAGAAATTCAAAACAACAGAATTCATAATGAAATTGTTGGAAGCAAACCTATTTATGGCTTTGATATTTCCAAAACAGATATTGATGAGAAGAGAAAAGTGTTGAGAAACATGGTAGATCCAGAAGTCGGACTACATATTCTCGATTGCGCCTTCAAAGATCAACAAAAAACATTGTAAACACAAATATTATAAATAACATTTATATTATTATAACATGACAGAAGAAAAAGCACCCTTCAATATGGCCATAGCAACTCTGATGAGAATAGATTCAATTCTCACAAGGATTTACGAGGTTGAACAAAACATGATGATAAATATTCATCAAATCCAATCACAAAAGATATTATTGGTCAAGGAATTATATATGCAAAGCGCGGGACTTCTTACTGTAAAACAAAGAGAAGAAAATCAAAATAAAATCCTCAATCTCAAGCCGGTTGAGATTCAAACCCTTCAAAAATTCGGGATGATCACAAGAACGAATGGGAAGAGACCTTTTTATAGTGAAACTCTTGAGAAAACTTTGAATGAATTTATTATCATCGTTCAAATTTGTTTACAAGATCAAAAATTCTTGATGCCTCCAAGAAAAGATCCAAGTAAAATCGTGGGGCAGTTGTAAATGATAAAATTATCAATTCAAACCGATGGCCAAAAGGTTGTGGACAATTTTAAGTTCAAGGATGTAACTTTGAAAGAAGTTGCCTTGGTTTTATATCGACTAGAAGAAATAAAATTAAGATTATTAACTGAATTTGAATTTAAATCTGAGTTTGAATTTGAACAGGAGGGAGAATGACCAATAAAAACTTCACGATAAGTTCCAACGCAACAGAGAGAGAAATTTTAGAATATTCTTTTGCTCTTTGGAATTCTGGATATGATTATAAGATTATTTTATTGTTCCATGCCTTACTTCACAATTGGAAAGCAGATAAATTAATTTATTATGTGGATTTAATTGAGGAAAAGAAAAAATGACTTGCAACCATCGTAAATATAAAAGAATTTTAACCCACGGAAAGAAATCAAGAGGTTATTATGTTTGTAGCCATTGCAAAGAAGTAATTAAAAAGCCAGAGAGGAAAAAAAATGAAAGTTTTAAAAGAAAAATATCCAAAAGGTAGCTTAAAATATCAAAAAACAGACGGAAGATACGTCGATGATTATCTTTATTCTAATTTAGAGATCATGGCCGACACAATTGTTAAGGACATGACCTTTCTCGGCGTTATTTATTCATCCACCCTCGAAGTTGGGACAGGTAAGAGTGTTTTTGCAACACAAATCGGAGAAATTTGGGAAGAAATAATAAAAAAGAAGCACGGAATCGATTTAAATTACGGAACTCGCAACATTGTTTGGAGAGCGAAGGAATTAATCGAAAGAAGTTTCGAAATTCCGAAGTATTCCATGATACTTTTGGACGAATGGGAGGACGCACACTATTGGAGCGAGTTGGGAACGACTTTGAGGGCGTTTTTTCGTAAGTGTCGTCAGTTAAACTTGTTTATTTTAATAATAATCCCCAATTTTTTCCAATTAAATATGTCCTACGCAATCGGAAGAAGCATTTTTGCTATCGATGTTCACTTTGGGAGCAACTTTTCCCGGGGATACTTCCGTTTTTACGGGTTCGACTCTAAGAGAAAGCTCTTTTTGAACGGTAAGAAGTTCCATAACTACAAAGCGACGCCCCCGGACTTCACAGGTCAGTTCTTCGACGGTTATGGCGTCGATAGAAAGGATTATATCAAGGCAAAAGCACTGGATTTGGAGAAATGGGACGCTGACGACAAGAAGGCGAAGTCCCCAAGTGAGATTAGGGCCGAGTTGATAAGAAAGATCTACGTTTACCTCAAAGAAAAGAAGCAAGTTACCCAAGAAGATATGTCTATCGCACTTGGGGTTCATCAAACTACCCTCTCGGACATCATTCTCAAGAAATCTCACCCCAATTTGGGGGGTGTCTCCCAAGAATAAGGATTAAGGAGCAACTATATTATTTAACAATGATAAAAAATAAAATAAAAAAGAATTATGTGGAAGGAGTCGGTTTCTTTTTCGAAGTTTTATTTTTTTTTATGTCTGGGTTTCTTTTTTGGATTAGTCCGGTCATATCGATCGCCCTATTTACTATAGGACTTGTGATTGCAATCATGGTTGGGAAAGAAATTAAAAGAAAGGCATTACAAAAATGAAGGTCGCTATTTATGTTCGGGTTTCCAGAACAGATCAAGTCCTAGAGAATCAAATCAATCCACTGGTTGATTATTGTAAGAGGATGAACTACGAGTATGAAATCTTTGAGGAGAAAGAATCAACTAGGAAAACTCGGCCGGTTCAATGGGCCTTATATAATAGGTTGTTGAAAAAAGAATTCGATGGTTTGTTATTTTATAAATTAGATCGGTGGGCCAGAAGTTTGAGGGAGCTTGTAACTCACATGGAAACTCTCCATGAGAAAGGGGTAATTATTATTAGCTATATGGAGAACATAGATCTTGGAACTTCAACTGGAAAGTTGATGATGAATATCATGGGAGCTTTCGCGGAGTTCGAGAGATCTATTATTAGGGAAAGAACTTTGGCGGGATTGGATCGGGCGAGAAGGCAAGGAAAGAAGTTGGGGAGACCTAAGAAGAAAAGAAAATATGAGATGGGGGAAAACGATGAAGAAACTAAAACCGGAAGACAATAAATTCCATAAAGGAAATAGTGTTGATGGAAAACATTATTGGCTAACTCCCCCAGAATTAATGAAAGAATTAAATGATGAATTTAAATTTGACTTTGATCCGGCGCCTTACCCAAAACCAGATGATTTTGATGGATTGGAAAATGAATGGGGAAAATCAAATTATGTTAATCCTCCTTTTGGTGCAATTTTGCATAAGGGAAAGAACGATAAAAAACCTAAGAAGAAGGGAGCAACAGCTTGGGTAAGAAAAGCCATTGAGGAAAATAAGAAAGGAAAGAAAGTTGTTCTTGTTTATCCAATAGATAAATGGATATTAATGTTATTAGAGCATGGAGCAGAAGTTAGAAATTTGGGAGATGTAAAATGGTTAGCAATAGAAGATGGATCTCAAGGGAAAGGAACTGGAAGACATATAGCTTGTTTTATTTTAGACAACAAGAAAATTCGCAAAAGGGACAAATAACAAAATGAGATTAATGACCCAAAACAGGGCGAACGTGGAAAAGATTAAATGTGAAATTTGTCAAAGAGAATTTTATAGAAAGAAAAGAAGAACCACAAGCCAAATCAAAAGTGCAAATGTGAGAAGAGCTGGTTCAATTAATTGTTCTAGGCGCTGCTCAAGAATTTACACAAAAATGGGGACACGCCCTGAAGATAGAGTTCCCGAATAATTTCCACTAGAAATAAAGGGGGTATGTTTTCTAGGGGGGAGGAACGACTTCAAATGAGGATTAAAAACAAACGGACGTTTTTCTGAACAAAAGGTTTATAAGTATAATAGTTATAATTATTATATAATATGGGGAAGAGGAATTACTCAGTAACTCTTGATGAAGAGGTTGTTAAGGAAGCAAAGGAAAATCTAAAGACAGGACAGAAACTTTCCCCAGTTTTGAATGAATTGTTGAAAGAATTTAATAGGAAGCATAAAGATGGTTCATGAATTTTTAGGTTTCTTTATTAGTTTAAGATTGTGGCTTGGTTTAATTGTGGGATATATTCTTGGAAAGTATTTTAGCAAAGGAATAGAAAATTATTTTGGAGGAAAGAAGAAAAATGCTTAATTGGCTTGGAGGAATTGCGGTGGGGGTTGTTGCGATCTTCTTTTTATGGTTCCTCAAAACTGCTATTAATCAAAGCAAAAACTTTGAAACTTTCAAAAAGAAAAAGAGGAGAGGTTATTATTGAATGGCCATCCTTGGTTTTGATGTTGGACTTCCAGACATTGATGTTGGAGGATTCTTTTCAAGCTCTTGGGTTTATGTTGTAATAGTCGCGGCCATCGGATTGTTTTTAATTTTTATAATCGCTATTCTATTATATTTCTCAACTTACAAAAGAAAGGTTGTTGTTTTTGAGAATGTTTCCGGATTGGGATATCAACCCGTGTTAAAAACGAGAGCAAGAATTATTAGATTTGGAAAAGGAGGAGAAGAGATTCTGAAAACATTAAGTGGAGGATATTTCATTTCAGCTTATGGAAAGAGAATGGGGAAGAACACTTATTGGTATGCAAAAGGTCAAGACGGTTATTGGTATAATATTGTTCTCGGAGATCTTGATACGAAGTTAGCAATGTTAGACATCGAACCTGTTGATAAAGATGTGAGGATGTTTCATGCGGCCCTAGAGAAGTTATCTACAGAGACTTACGGAGGTTCAAACTTCCTTCAGAAATATGGCGTTCAGATGATGTTGCTTGTTTTCCTACTTGTTATGATCGTAGGTTTCTGGGTGATCGCGGGAAAGATAAACGAAGGATTGAGTGCGGGAAATGCTGCGGCAGAAATAAATCTCAGAACAGTGGAACTCGCTGACAGAGTCTTAACAAAAATTGATAGCGTTCAAAGAGGAGGAACCTCTGGATTAGCACCGGCGTCGTTAATCCTTCCACTAATCCCCAATGGTTAGCATTGATATTGAATTTTTAACAATTGGGTCTATTATTTTAATTGTTTTAATGTGGTTCATATGGTTCATCTTATCAAGAAAATATCATTCATGGAGGTATAAACCAGAAAATGACAGATCCAAAAAAGCAGAAGAAAAACGGCGAAGGGGAGAAGGAGATCGAGAGTCTGAAGCAAGAACTGATGGTCATCAAAGACCAACAGAATCTACAGAACGAGACATATTTCCGACAGCAGTTGCTCCATCTGATGGAGAGACTAGCGTTGGGAATGGAAAAGTTAGCAGAAAGCCAAAGCGACGACTCTTCAAACGGCGATGAATAAATTTGATTATCTTTTAATCATTGGTATCCTTTCAATTTTCCTAGTTGGAATTTTCTCATTTCAATATTACTTTAAAATACAAATTAATGAATGTATTTCTGACCCTTTGGTTTATGGCGCAAAACAAATGGAAGAAAGATTTGGAAGAGAATTTTTAGGATCGGGGTTTCTGAGAGTTGAAAGAGGACAGCTTCCGGCCTTGGCTTTCAACTCTACGGGTTCAAGATGGACTTATTTACCTTTAGGATGAGGGACGATGCTTAAAGGATTAAAGTAATATATCAATGAATATTTGGTATAAAAAGATTATGAATCCTAGTTCTCACTAAGTTGTTTAAAAAAAATAAAAAATAATAAAAAAGATTTATAGAGATCCGCCACCGGTCATTCTCATTTTCTGCCAGACTCCCACAAGAACAGCTAGTATCGAAATTATCAAGACTATTGCAGAGATTAGCAATACTGTTGAAATTTGTTCAGACACTCTGTTGATTCCTTCAGAGAAGTTAGCAGTTAAATTACCTGCCGCAGCAGCTTCGGACGGAAGACCTTCGAAGGTGTAAACATACGTATAACTTATACTTATGTTGTCCCAAGTTGAAGAGTTTCCTAATGTAGAACTGTTATCTAAAAGTCCCGCAGTGCTTATCGTGAATCTATCCCTAAAAGTTCCATTTGCCTGAAGATTATATAACCCATCAATGGTACTCCAGACGTCTGTAACATTATAAGTTTGCGTAGTAGAATTTTCTACATTAACCAGATAGAGAGTTCCGTTACCAAAACTCCAAGCATTTGTTTCATTAGTTACAGATAAAGAAGCATTAGATTCAGCTCCTAACAATCCTGAATCATTCAATGTTTGAGTAATTACTAATGCAATGATCACTGCTATCACAAGTGAAGCAACACCCATTACTAAACCAGTAATTAAACCACCACTCTGTCCTTTTCTGTTTTTCAACACTCTAATGTTTTTCATAGCTTTAAGAAGGGAAGGATTACAATGAACCTCCTCCCATTCTCATTCTCTGCCAGACTCCCACAAGAACGGCCAATACTCCTATAATTAGAACTATTGAAGCGATCAATAATACGGTTGGGATTTGTTCAGAGATTCTGTCAATTCCATCGGAGAAGTTAGCTGTAAGATTACCAACAGCGTTTGCTTCTGCAGTCCCGGCGGTTAAAAGTGAAGCATCATTCAATGTTTGGGTAATTACCAATGCGATAATAACTCCAATCACTAGGGATGCGATACCCATTACCAAACCTGTAATCAATCCGCCTGACTGTCCCTTTGTAGATTTATGGACAAGAACTTTTCTCATTTGTTTCATGTTTTTATTTCCTTACCCCCTTTCATAACATCGTCCCTCTTGCCTATAGCAAAAGTTATATTTTTAAAGAACTTCTTACTTAAAAAGGTGGTGTTACAATGTTACACTTATCTTCTTTTTGTTATAACAAATTTAGATTTATCACCGGATTTTCTAAATTCTCTAGCCCTTTTTTGTGCTTGAGATTTGCTATCAAATATTTCAATTTTAATTTGTTTTCCCCCAATTTTTTGAGATAGCAAAAAACTGTCTCTCTTAGTTTCAAATCTTTTGGATCTTTTTGGTTGGTTAAAAAATATAGAAAAAATTGCTGGTGAAAAATTGCTGGTCATTTTATTTATTACCTCCCTCCATTTCTATATCTCCCCTGCTCTTCTGTCTAAGAAAAGCCATAATCCGGAGAAGATTGTTACAACTGTAATTATAACCAACCAATCCAACCTAATCAAACCGTCAGCAAGAGTTAAGATCAATGCAATCATGTATGTTGATAAAGAAGCAACCACACTCCACATTGCATAATCAGCACTTCTCCCTCCTAGCTTCTGTCTTGAAATCCCTCCGAGGAATACTGTGAACCAAACAAATAACATTATCAAGGGAACTAAAGCTGGAACTGCACTTACGGTTTCAGCAGCTATTGCATCAAGCCCGACTGTTGAGTTCGGTAAATCATAAAGATGGGGAACTACTTGTAAGAATATTCCTTTCATTTTAATCCGGGTTCCTCCCTGCCCATGTTTTCCAAACATACATTCCGAAGACAAATGCTATCAATCCTAGAAGAGTTGTGATGAATATTCCAAATCCACTTCCAGTTCCGAATATTTTTATATATCCAACCTTCAAAATGTTTGAGACTGTTCCAACCGCGCTTAAAGGAGTGATTGCAAACTGGCCCCCACTCGGAGTTGTTTCCCCTTCTTCAATAGATGATTGAACAATGGACTCATACGTATCCTCGGCTCCCCCTCTAAAAGATGACAGGTTACCTTCGGCGTTTGTGTTCAGTAAACTTAACTCCGGATCATCTGCTAAAGTAACTGACGTCTTATTATCTGCTGCGAAATTTACTCCAAATCCTATTAGCGCAATTGAAAATAGGGCTATCATTATAAGAGATATGGTATATTTAATTTGTCCCATTTAATTTCTATTTGCTCCTTTAATTACTACAATGATGACTGCTAATATCAACCACAGTATTGTGGCCGTAGCACCTATGAATCCATTGTTCGCAACAAGATTTAGTCCGAATAAGAATATAACTCCAACCATAAAGAAGAGGACTGTGAAGACTGGATTATCACTAACTCCCGCGCCTATCAAAGTTATCATTACAAACAAAGCTAAGAATGCTAGACTCACTCCATAAATATCCACAGGGTTTTGATCTAATTTAATCTGTCCTTGGGCCTGAAGATTAGCATTCTTGTATAGCTTAGCAATGACCGTAGCGTTTCCAAAGTTATTTGTGACATTACAAGTTAAAGTTCCGGAGGTTGATGTGAGAATGTCTGCACATATGGAAGTTCCAAGTGCATCCTCTTGGGTAACATTCAATGATATTGTTGCTAGGGTTCCACTTGGGATGTTCCAAACACTTGTTATGAGTCTTGTGTTATTATTATATCCGAGAGTGAAATTGAAGTCTTCACCCTGTTCAAAATCTGGAACTACGATATTATCTGAAAAAGCATTCAAGTTAATTTCACATTCGACGACTCCGGGAATCTGACAGACAGCTATGACATCATTGAAAGTTGCTAACGTCTCTCCAAATTTAATAACCTCTATTTTATAAACAACATCATTAACAACAAGACTTGCAACGGTCTCTCCCCTTCCATCTGTTTTTGGAATTTCTGTAACTCTAAAAACCCCTTCATCAATATACTTTCTTGATATATTTATTAGAGCGTCTTCCAAAGGTAAGAAGGAAGAATCTTTGAATATAATTTTAAATATTTGTGCCTCAGAAAGTATTAAATCTAAGAGAGTTATATTTGTTGGGAAGTCTGAATTGTCAAGAGTTTCGTTTTGAATATATCTAAACTCTGAAGAATATCCCAACGCCTCATATTGAATTTCCACATCGTGGCTATACCTCTGACCACTAGCTAAATTATCGTTAAGACACACTGAGAAAGTATTTGTCTGGAAATATGACTGATTAAAACTTTGAATTAGATCTGTTGTTGCATAGGAGAAGACCTGAAGATTAACTCTTCCAGTTGTGTTCTGAGTCGAACCCGGAAGAAGAGTTTTATTTCCTTCATCTGCTATTGTAAAATTATACAAGACATCGGTATTGACCGAGCAATCATCTATTCCAATGTTTGTAACTTGTTGAGTTTTTGTAGTGCTATTTATTTGAATTCCATTATTAAGATTGAAGCTCCAAAACACATCAATATTATTTGTTGCGGTTACTGTTTCTGCGGGGTTCGACCTTGTTACATTATATCTCCCCCCTCCCAATTCTGTTATCAATCCCGCAAGAGCAGTATTATTATACCATAACAAAGCGGAAGAAAGATTCGTTCCATTACCGGTGAATATATCTATGCTGAATCTTTCTGTGGATCCTTCAACTGAAACATTGTTGAATGAATCGTTGTTGGCCCAAACATAATAATCCCAAGTCATGAAGTTTGAAGTAGAAAGTCCAAAAGTATCATTCACATAAAAGGTAGCATTGGTAACTGTCCGATCAGTTATATTTTGTATTGCGACTGTCGTGTTCAACGAACAAGTTTCTGTTCTATTTGAAAAATTAAATAGAATCCTACAGGCATTTAAATGGATATCTGAAACATTCCACCTAAAAGCAATTGTGTTTACATCAGATTCGTGGAACCCAATAATCTTAACAGAACTATTTACAGTATTGTTTATTGTGAAGTTTGTAACGCTTGGGTTTATTGTGTCGATGTTTACATAAATTAAATTCCCTACTGTGCTTTGTTCTCCTAGAGTGTTATTGTCCGTAGCGTTTATTTGCAAGGTGTGAGTTCCATCAGCTAGGGCCACATTGAAAAGGAAGGCAGAATTATTAAAAACTCCCGCTGATTGATTCGTTTGATTCAAAACGCTATTCACATAAAATTCTACCTTGGAAACATTTCTATCGTCGCTAACCGTTGCGTTGTGATCTATGCTGCTTGTTGTGAAGTTTGAATTGTTTGCGGGGAAGATGGTGGTTACTATTGGGAAAGTATCATTTGTTAGCTCCCAAGTTCTAAACAAGAGAGATCTTAGAGGCCCAGTCGTAACAAAACCTGTCCCTTTACCAACCTGAACAATAGTTCTTCCCCCGGAATAAGAACTTCCGGCAGAAAAGATCCATTGTATTCTAATTGGTTCTGCACTCTCCCCAAACAAAGCTATGGAATAATTAACACCAGCTTTTAAACTAGCATTGTTTCCATTGAAGGTAAAGTTTGTCCTATCTGCTCTTGCTTCTATGCCTGTTGTTGCGGTTATGGAACTGGCCGTAATATTATTGAATGTCGCAACGGGGGTTTGATTTCCGGGGTAACCGGGAAGAACTGTAGCATTAAATATAAAACCATAAATAACCCCTGTCGGAGTTCCCCCACTTCTAATCAAAGGCAGTTCAACGGTGTGAATGATTTGTGATGTTTGCGGGGCAAAGATTTGATGTGCTGATACGGATAAGGCAGATTCTATATTTAATTGACTTCCTCCTGCTGCGGGGGTTTCATCATCAAAGTTTTCTGCAAGTTTCACTAAGAACCATTCATCAATTCTTTCACCAAAGAAGGTCGGGATCACTTCTATTTCTTGATCCACTTTAACATCGCTATTGAAATACATCCTCACTCTTATCTTTCCGGAAGGTAACCTTTCATTCTTGTCAAAATCAACCCAAGTTCCTTTAACTTCCACAGGATATGATTCATCATATCTAGTTCCATTATCGTAAAAAGCATCTCCAACTTCTATTTCAGTATGTGTCCCTATTTCTTCGTTTAAATATTCATATCTATAATCTAAGTTTAAAACATCTCCCCCATCGACTTCCTCGAAACTTTCAATCTTACTAAGGAAATTATCATATCCTTTATGATTAAATATATTAAATTCTGCGATGTGTTCATCCAAATTATAAATTGTTCTTTTCAATTCCGTCTCTAATTTTACCGTTGCTATTTCACTCCCGAACCCGAAAGCATTTTGAACTGTTATTGTTTTTTCTGCAACATCATATCTCCCTACATTATCAAACTCAAAGGCAGAGACACTTCCAAGTAAGATAATTGTTATGAACATTAAGGCGAATAACTTTGTCATATATCAAACCCTCCTTGAAATTCCGACTGTCTCCCGGCGAAAGCATAAATCCCCACCATGAATGCTATCAGAGTCATTATGAATGGAGAATATAAGATCATGTATGACAACGCCGTTTGCTCAGTTAATCTAGTTCCCAGAATGTTATCCCCTTGATATATGTCTTGATAAGTATTACTCAAGATGATGGTTCCAAATATTAATAGGATCACAAACATTACATAAAGTCCGAGGAACACTGGATTAGGATTTATTTTCCAAGACATCACAAAGACTAATGAAAAGATGAGCATTGCGACATAGCCAAATGCTGCAACCCAAGGCAAGGCATTTGTAACCACTTGTAATGTTCCGAATGTAACCACTCCGGCTTCAGTAAGATTGGCCCCTCCCGCTTGTCCTAGCGTAGTCATGATAGGAGTAATTTCATCACTTGCAAAATCAAATAGCGCAACAGTTATTGACAAAACAATTCCAACTATTACTATTGTAAATAAGATTAGGAAGAAGAATATTATTCTCATCACTCCTCTTTTATCATTCATTAATTTTTTCATTGTATTATATACTCCTTTTTTCTTTCGGGAAACATTTCTTGGAACATATCACTTTCCAATACTCTTCCCGCCTTCGCTATAATTCCTTTTGCATTCCTTTCCAATTCTGTCAATTCCCGGTTCATGGATTTATTAAAGCAAACTATATGACACCAGATATCAGTAAGTTGTTTTCCCCTATCCCAATCTTCTACGTGAACACATTTGTCCTTCTTAATGTTCAAAGGTTCTTGACATAATTTACAGTTCATATGTTCTCCCTCCTTGGTTTACTTTGTAATTCAAATTTAACTCCCTTCCATGATTCTGTTCTCATGGCTAACTTTTGCATATCTTGAACTGTTGGTAATTTTATCTCAAGGTTTTTCATGAATCTAAACTTTGCAAGTTCCTTCATCTCTTTAACAAAATTGACATCACTCCTTCCCACAACCGTTCTTCTCTTTTTGCTCATGTTGGCCATTTAAAAGTTCCTCCCTTGTGGAAAGATTCCTCTCTTCAACATCCTCTGGAATTTTTTGTCGTGATACATTCTCACAAGGATCCATGAGAACCAAACAACAATTATTAAAGGAGTTAGAGCAAATGTAATTTGATATATATTAAATAACAATTGAGCGAACAAATCATCCCCTAGATATGCAAATGCTAGATTCGAGGAAAGGAAAACAATGGCTATTATAAACATCCATTCGAACATCCATAGAGTTCCCCTAAGATATTTTAAAAGACTAATTGAGATTATTCTCCCATCTTCATTCTCAGCATTAGATGCGGGAAGTTTATTTATTCCAAAGATAGTTATGATAAAGAAGAAAATAAATATTCCTAATAGTATTGAATAAATAATCGATTGGGCGGTCGTTAATTGAATCCCGGAATAAGTTATTTCGAAATCACATCCCCAGATTTCATTAGTCCCATCTAAATCTCCAATACCATTCACTAAATAAATTCCCAAAGAATTCGTGTAATTTGAAAGGAATGTAAAATTATAAACCGTTCCAACCTTAGTCATCTCTTGATTTAGATCGATGACTGTTTTATTAGCCAAGACAACTGAGGTTATATTATTGAATGAACAAGTAGGGCAAGTCTGAATTAGCTCCACTTCATCCCCCTGCTTATATGTCTCCCAACAGGTTTCCGTGGCGCCAAGAGTATTTAGAAGAACGATTCCCACGATTAATAACAACATTAATTTTTTCATTTTAATTAGGCCCGGCAGATTAAACCTCCTCCATCATCTGTGTATAAGGATTGGCTATCTGCAACGTAACATGAATTAGCATTCAAGCTCCCCGAAGCTGTGATGTGGAGTCTTCCACTATGAATAAACAAACCCCCGGTTCCAATATTACAAACAGTTGTCAATAAGCATTGACTTCCATCCGCTATTCTCCAATCAGTATTAACAGAAGGGCAATCACAAGTAGCTCCCCCTACGTCGCTGTGAGTTATATTTAGAATTGGCCTGTCGGTAGTTGTGGAATCTTCCTTAGAACTAAACCTAACTCTTTCCGCCCCTGTTGGAGTTCCTATAGAAAAGGCGGCATATAAAAAGATACTACAATTAAGTTCGGCATCAGCATAACATCCCCTAACAATTCCTGTAACATTAAAAGAAATATCTACATTAGCAGCATTCCCATTTGTTTCATTAACTACTGTAAACCCTCCCAATCCTGAAGAAAGATTCCCTGCGAACAAAGGTCTTGTATTATATGTCGGACAAGTTTCAACCCAATCAATACCACTACAAGTATAATTATTCCAAATTCTTTCTGTGGTAAGATTATAACCTTCACCAGATTCAAAACCAGAACCCGTAAAAAGATTTAAAGTTAAATTAGCATAATCAATTTGCTGTCCAGAAGGGATCTGAGTTAGATTCCATTTAAACATACCTTGTCTATGAACTCTTGTCGCATCTGTTGTATTACTAATAGACAAATCATCATCTGTCGCAAAATTGCTGGTAGCTTGATTACTCGCAACCCAAGTATCCTCTCTGTTCTCAGTTCCAGCGTCTTGTAAAATAATACTTGGATCTAGTTCAACAGGATAAACTCTTGACGTATCATTCAACCAAGAAAAATCAAAAGTAACTTGGATAAAGAAATTATTCCCCTGCCTTCTTATTAAATAATTTCCATTTGAAAATTCCCCAACATCATCTTGAGCAGTAGGGGCAGGTAATCCAAATAAAGTTTCACCATCTAGTTGAAATTCAATTCCCCCTGATGTTTCTTGAGGATTGTTTGGAGCTTCATCCCAAACCTCTCCATTAATAAAAATGTCTAGTTCATCGTTGAAACCTAAGTTGAAATCAAATTCTATTGTGGGGTTTCCACCATCAATTATAAACTGTTCTGGATCAACCAAGTCTGTTCTATCTTCAATGATTAATTTTTTAAATAAGCCGATCCCTCCAGAGATATATGTTAAATTAATTCCTTCTCCATAAATATTAGGATAAGTGAATGTTCCTTCGGAAGCAACCCCTGTAACAGATTGAACATTACTAATCTGTTGCAGTTGATCCAAATCATTTCTATAATTCAAACTCAATGGTTGGAAAGTTACAAATCCAGATTTATGAGGGTTGTTTCCTTCTAAGAAACTCTCATTGTAAAAGAACTTAACAGTCTCTCCCGTGTCGGGATTTTCTCTAAAGAAAACATTAAAGGTTCCTTCTATTGATTCAAATTCATAAATTGGATCGGAGCTAGAAACTATATTATAATCTATAGGAATGAATCCTGATCCATCCCAATAATTCACTCTTCCACTATAAAATTCTGTATAACATCTTTCAGAACCACAAGTTGTTATTGTTGTTGAAGAATAAGTTGTGTTTTCTCTCAAAGCAATGGCTTGGGAATTAACCCCCCTTAGATTTTGGAAACTTAGTCCATCCTCAGAAGTATATTGGGGTTTAAGAACAAAAAACATAACAACCCCCACTAGAATTAAAAATATTCCGAAGAAAATTGCTTTTTTTTTAACTTCCATCTTATGCACAAGCTCCGATGCAAATACCTGTTCCGTTATGGAAAATTAATCCGGACTCCCCAGTCTTCGCAGTTATATTTAAATCTCCTTTGATAGTTACTGCGGAACCTCTTGGGGTTGTAGTATTAAATCCTACATTATTATTGGTTGAATCAATAAAGAAAGTTGTAGTGTCAAAAGTATAATTCCCTGTTGCGGTATCCCCATCATTTCTCATTAGGGAAGAGTTTGGGGTGGAAATAAAAGTTCCGTTACCTAAGAAAGCATTGATGGTATCATTGATCCTCGATTCATTGGTCTGAACGTAAACATCTCCCGTAGCAGAATTATTTATTATTATTGAAATGTCAAATGGGTTGACTGCTGTAATATCTCCGGAGCCAGATCCAAAAGTTCCATTGCCTAAGAAGGCATTGATGGTTCTATTTAATCTGGTTTCATTAAGAGTTATTTCAATGTCTTCATTAGAAGCATTAACAACAAGATAAGTGCTAACACTCCTAAAACTTTCAACGACATTCGCAATCGTGTGATACAAAGAATTAAGATAAGTTACAAGTGAAGCAACATCCACAACAAAATTATTACTTGAAATGGTAAGATTACTATTTGTTCCAACCCCATAAGTGTAAGTTGTATTTCCTAGGAAAGCATTTATTGTATCATTTATTCTTGACTCATTAGTCTGGACATAAACATCTCCACTTGCTGAGTTGTTTATTATTATAGAAATATCAAAAGGATTAACTGCTGTAATATCTCCACTACCTCCACCGAATGTTCCATTGCCTAAGAAAGAATTGATGGTTCGATTCAATCTAGTTTCATTAAAAGAAGATTCAACATCTTGGTTAGAATCATTATAAGCAACATACGTATCAGCACTCCTTATACTTTCAACTGCCGTAGTTAAAAATCCTGTAAAGGTTCCATTGCCTAGGAAAGAATTGATTGTATCGTTTATTCTTGATTCATTTGTTTGAACGTAAACATCCCCACTTGCTGAATTATTTATTATTATAGAAATGTCGAATGGATTCACTGCGGTTATGTCTCCGGCTCCGCCTCCAAAAGTTCCGTTACCTAAGAAGGCATTGATTGTTCTATTTAATCTTGTGTCGTTAAAAGTTGCTTCAACATCTGCTGTAGAAGCATTGAAAGAAATAAAAGTGTTAGCACTTCTTATACTCTCAACGGCTGTGCCTATTGAATTATCGGTTATAAAATCTAAAAGCCATTGAACATAAATTGTAAGAGTTCCGGTTGTTACATTGAACTCCGAAGAATTAACTCCCGAAATAGTTCCTTGAGCAGTATCCAAGAAGTCGGAGCTATTAACATTCAACGTTCCATTTTGCGCAGATAAAAGTGTAGTTCCATTTATCACATCAGCCCAGACAACAGTCCCTCCCGCCGCTCCAAAAGTTCCGTTACCTAAGAAGGCATTGATTGTGTCATTTATTCTTGACTCATTAGTTTGAACGTAGACATCTCCGGTAGCTGAATTATTTATTATTAT